GAAGCGTCGGGGTATTTCTTGTACAGCAATTCGATACGGGTTTTTACGTCTACATAGTCGCTTATGTCGTAGCTCATAGCTTCCAGCCGTCCCGCGCCATTTGGTCTTCTATGCACTCTTTATCAACCGACCAACGCCAATATCTGATTCTTTCCTGTTTCCTTTTGTCTTCTTGGTGTTGATTTTCTACTACTACACCAACAAGTATTCCAATTATAAAAAATAAGCCGAAGCCTATAAGTGTTAAAATGCCCATTTGTTTGCCCTGTTTCTTTGTTAGTTATCTTTTGTCTATTTGGTCTTGACTGTATCGCTTAACACCGCCAATTTTGAGCGGCTTAAGTGTGCCGTTTTTTTCCCAGCGCCATAAGGTCGTCCGATTAACTTGCAGCTTGTCCGCCATTTGTTTAGCGGTTAGATACTTTTCCAATGTTGCCCCTAATTGCCCTGTGTTCCGATTATCGTTGCATGGTGTTGCACTTGTCAAGCACCTTTTAAGACTCTGGCGTGTCGTTGTCTTTTTCCCGTAACGGCAAGGTTACTAACCAAATCGTTACACCGCTAATAATAAGTAGCCCTGTTACCTTTTTCGCGCTTCCGTCCAGCGTAAAATACGCTATTCCTAAGCCGATATAGGTATATGTATCCGCTGTTATAGCTTCTACATACTTCCTAAGCCACTTCATTTTGTTATTCTCCTTATACTTCCTGCAATTTGGCTAACGATAATAGCCGCAACTGCGATTATTTGGCTTTCTTCTCTTTCTTGTGGGGTCATATCCGCGCCTACATTCATAATTGCTTCTGCAGCTGCCGCTAACTGAATAATGCCTATAACCTGCAAGTTCTCTGGTAACTCAATAGTTTGCACTTGCGGGCTTAGACTTGGTTCAGGTATTGGCGCTACTTCCGAAGGCTCTGGAGTCGGCTCTAAAGTCGGCTCTGGTATAGGTGTAGCGCTCGGTTCGATTGGTGGTAATGATGCTTGAACTGTGGGCTCGTCTGTGGGCTGTGGTAGCTGTGTTTCTATATTTGTTGGTGTTGGGTCTGGCGTTTGTGTCGGTTCTGTTTCTAGGGTTGGGCTGGGTTCTGTGGCAGCTGTTGGGCTTACTTCTGGCGTCGGTTCTGTAGACGGTTCTAATGTTGGACTTGCTGAAGGCTCAAGGCTTGGTTCTGGCTCTGTACTGGGTTCTAGCGTGGGTTCGGGGCTGGAGCTAGGCTCTGGCTCGGGCGTTGGGCTTGGTGTAGGTGCTATACCGTTAAACCACCTAAGCGGGCTGTCAGCTTCTAACGTGTCGCTTATGTAAGTTGTATAGCTGCCAGCGTGTCCGCCTTCGCAATAAAGCCTAGGTATATCGCCTTTACCGCTAAAATATACGTTGGAATTATCCCAGCCAATTTGAGTCGTTACCTGATTGCCTTCAGGGTTAGCGCAAGTAACTGTAGTGAACGCTTGAGCAGCAAAAGCCTGGGTAGGTTGCATTAGCATTAAAAAGCCAATAACAAGCGCTATGACAGCAACGCGCTTATTCATTACTTTTTCTTAGCGCTCTTGCCTGCGTCTATAGCGGCGTCCATTTCCTTAGCGGATAGTTTGCCGTCGTCTATAAGTCCCTTAGCAGCTTCGCGCATAACCACTACAAGCGGTAATAGTGCAGCCATTAAAGCACCCTTAATTGGTTCAATTCCAACACCTGCGGAAAGACCGAAAGTCGCTAAACCTTCGTAGGCAATTAGGGCTAATACTCTTACAATAAATGTTTTCAAGGCGTACCTTTCATAGTAGTTACGCCCTGTTATTTCTTACTAGCTTGCTAAAATGTCCTTAGGGTCTATGTCTTTTCCAGCGCTCCAGCGAATGTTGTCGCGCATTTCAAAATGTAAGTGCGCGCCGCTGCTATTTCCTGTATTTCCGCTTTCGGCAATATGTTGCCCTTTTTTAACTTTGTCCCCAGCTTTAACTAATGGTGTAGCTAGGTGAGCATAAATAACCCAACCACCTTCTACGCGCTGGACTAAAGCTTTACCGTAGGCAGCGCCCCAATTAGCCTTTTCTATTTTTCCGTCTGCTACTGCTAAAACATCTGTACCTTCTGGGACAGCAAAATCTACGCCTGTATGGTATCCCTTGCTCCACATCTTGCCTTTTTTGCCGTATGCGGTGGTAATCTTTCCGCCTTTAATTGGTAATCCCATTAAATAGCTTCTATCTCTTCAGGCGTTAAACCTAACGCTGCCAGTTTTGTTTGTGCCGATAACTTAGCGTTTTCTTTTGCTAATCTTTCAGCTTCTACGCTAGCGGTTAATGCGGCGTATTCAGCCAATGTTTCAGCATCAATTTCGCGCTTTGTCACTTTCCCAGTTTTGCCGTTGTAAGTCCATTCGGTTGGATTACTTGAGTCCATAAATACGCGCTTCTCCCGTCATGGTTACTGCAGAGGCAGTTGTGTATTGAAAACCGTCTATTGAGGTATTTACTCTATTTGCTCCAGATACTAAAGCATGGTTTTGGTCAGTTGCACTTGCACCACTTGATGCGTTGCCCATATAAGTTGTTCTGCCTGATGCAAAAGGACTAAAAAATGTCAAATTTAATACAGATGGATTTGTTGCATATGCTGGCTGCACCTGTGCAAAACTATCGCTTCTACTTGAACCAGCTGGAGTCGTGGCTGAAATTGCATTGTAAAGTGACAAAGAATAAATGTTGTCAGTTAAAGTTGCACCACCAGCTCTGAAACGAATGTAGCCTGCACTTGTTCCGCTTCCAGTAAAAGAAATAGTAACTAAATAATTTTGATAATTTGCGTTAAAGACGCTGTCAAAATTTACAGTGCTTTGGGCAGTAAAAGTTTGTGTAGCAAGCATTTGTACCATGCCTACATTTTTACCGCCTGTGATGCTAAACAAGCTTGTATCTACCGCTGAACCCAAGGTTCTAATAGCTAAAGCGCCGTCTTTAAATGGGTCGCTGTCGTTGGGTGTCGTCCAACCATAGTTAGTTGTAGTTGCCATTATGCAAGTCCTATATCTTTTACTGTTATGCCACCGCTTGTAGTAGACGTATTTTCTAATCTTGCGCTACCGTTATTTACATTTGCATAAACTACAGGCGTAAATGAAGTTGTACCGAGTTGAGTGCTTGTAAAGATTTGCGTCCAACTATAAGAACCGCCTGTTGAATAATCTATAGTGTCAAAACTATCAAATTCAATAACCCAGGTAGTTAATAAAGAACCGCCTGTACCTTTTCGCAAAAAAATTCCTACCCCACCAGCTGCAGTTTTCTTAGAAATTCTGCCTACCGTAATAGTTATCTCGTATAAACGTCCCGCAATTGGTGTAAACGCTGCGCCAGTTCCCATAAATAAAACTTCAGTAGTCGAAGAAGGTGTAACAAGTTCTGTCGTGCTGCGTTGATAAGCTTTAATCCCTTGCGGCAAAGCTGCAATATCAGCGTCTAAATTGTCAATTTGAGTATCTAAAGTTGAGTCAATTTCGTTACCTAGTGTTCTCATAGCTAACGCGCCGTTAGTGACGTAATCGGTGTCAGCTGGAATATTCCAACCATAATTAGGGGTAGTTGGCATTAAACTTCGTTCCATTCTACTAGCGGTGGGTAGGTTGCCCATGTTAGTAAAGGCTCTACCTGTAACCAAATTATACTAGGATAAGTTTCTTCAAAGGCTGAATTAACCATAGTTAAAAAAGCTTCTTTTTGACGAATTTCCCAAGTGTAATTTTCTACAAACCCGTCGAATAAAATACCAAAAACACTTGGTAAACCTGTTACTTTAAGTGCTGTTCCACAAAATACTTCTAATAATTCATCTCGTTTTATGTCTGAAACATTTGGGTTATGTAAAGCTACGACTATTTGGTTAGGATACATACGAGGATAGGCTCTAGCTTTTAAAAGGGCTAAAGCTTGGTTTTCAGCATCTATTGTATTTTCTAAATTGGTCGCACGCGAACCCAACAATTCGCCATATAAATTCACGCTTTTTTCGTCGCGGTCATATACCTCTTGATTATTTTTATAGGTAATTGTAACGTCGTTTACAATTTCTGACCATTGGGCGTCGGTGGTTAGTCCTTCTATCAAAATTTCATTTTCATTTAATTCAATAGGAATATAAGTTAATCGTTTTGCTAAATCGTCGTAATGAATCGAGCCGTCGGGCATTTCATACAATACGCCGCGCCCTGATTGGGCAGCTTCTTGCGCCAGACTTAAAGCGTTTGTTATACCGTCTGCATATGCGGTTAATTCGAATAAACCAGGCTGGTCTATGTCTGTAGCTAAATTTGTTACTAAATCTACTGGTATACCTTCATATGATGACCAACTACCTTCGGGCAATAAATCCCACGGAGTATTTGATAATTCAGCCCATGTAGTAACAAAAGCTTCATAACAAATATTGTAAATTCTATCACCTTCAAATTGTTTAGGATAATTGTCTACCCCAGCTTGCCTTTTATTCAAAGCTGCTAAAACAGATAAACCTGTAATGCTGTAAATTGCATAGCCACCGATAGAACCAAATCCACCTAGTTTTATCTGTATGTCTGAAATAACGCCTGTAAACATACGCTTAGTACCTATTACAGCTGCGTCTACGTCAATTGTTATTGGGTCGCTTAAATTAACATTTAAAGCGTAATCCGTGTCTGCCCATAATTCTAAGCTAGCGTAGCCTGGCTGCGGCTGCGAAAAAATGTCGTTACGCCCGAAATTAAGACTAATGCGGTTTATAACCGTATCGCTTGGAATAACTACGCCGTTAATAGTTATAACTGGGTTAGGGTCGTAATTTGTCACAGGTTCGCGCCTGCAAAATTAACCGCGCCTGTACGCCTTGCGCTACTTTGTAATAAGCGTTCGATACTTCGGCGGGCGCTTTCGCCGTCTATTACGCCGTTAAAGATAAAGGTATTACCCGAAGCGCCTGGGTCTTTTCGTATGCTTCCCGACCCCGAAGGTACAAAGATTTCGCTGCCAAATTCACCCACGCGGTAAGCTTGTCCACCCATTACAGAACCGCCTGCAGCCTTGCCTGGTATTCTGCCTAACTTGTTTGTAGGGCTTACTAAATTAGGGTCGAAATTACCACCAAGGGTTCTTACAAATTCAAAAGCAGTTCTTCCTGCAGCAAAAGCTTTAGCAACTGCGTTAATTCCGCCCGCTACATTGTTTAAAGCTGTGGCAAATTCCGTCATAGTGTCGGTGGCTGGGTTGCCGTCTTCCACAATAACCCCGAATAAATTACCGAAAGCGTCGGAAAGGTTTTTAAGGCTACGTCCTAGACTGCCTTCTCCGCCGTCTCCTACATCACCCTTAAGCTCTCTGGCTCTGGCACTTAACCCGTCTGGGTCTTCACCGCTGAAGGCTTTAGACACCTTCATAATGCTGTCTAGTAGGTTCTTTAATACGGGTATAAGTTTTACGCCCACACCTTCTTGAAGCTCTGCAAAAGTTTCTTTAAGAATGGCTAGCTTGCCTTGTAAAGTTTCGGTATTCGCTTTCGCCGAACCACCAAATAACTTTGTAAGCTCTGCAGCTGCGGCGTCAAAGTCCTTGGTTTTAATTATGTTTTCATCTAGCGGAATACCTAAGCGGGTTAATGCTCCAATGTTTCCGTTATAGGCTTTTGCTAATCCAAGGCTGACCGTCTCTAGGTCTTTACCTGTAGCCGCGCTAATGTCTATAGCAAGGTTATTTAATTGCTGGGCTTTAGTTACGTCGCCAGTTGCTCGGGCTAAGGTTGCTAAAGCTGGGCGTAGCTTTGTATCGGCAATACCAAAGGCTAACTGTTGCTTACTAATATACTTTTCGGTGCTGGCTATCTGGTCGTCTGTTGCGCCTGTTGTATTTTGTAAAGCTTTAGCTAGTTTCTTTTGGCTTAGCTCATCTTCGGCAGCGCCCTTTACAGCGTCTACGCCTAGCTTTACAGCCATAAGCGCAGCTGCAGCCCCTACCGCTGCTAAAGCTCCAGCTGCTATTTTGCCGTATTTTGAAACCTTGA